CGATTGTCTCCTCGGTGCCGGTGAATATAAAGTTCTGCCCGTTGTACGCGTTCGCTATGATGCCACGGGCGATCCCGTACTTGTCCAAGAACATGCGCGAGTAGCCGCCGATCTTGCGCGGCGTGCCACGCTGGAAACGGTTCCACAATCCGTCGGTGCACTCGCGGGACTCAAACACCGTGCCGTCTCGTTTAATCCCGGGCGCAAGCCCGAGCGTGTAAACAACCGAGAGGTTCTCGTCCGCCATTAGAACGTACCGCCGCTGATAAGGCCGGCCTTAACCTCACCCGTAAACGTTGTCTTTGGAGCCAATGGATTTGTATTGTCTAAGACCATCATGTCCGTGCTACCCGCGGATATTGCTGGCCTGCTAGTCGCCTTGAGGTACATGCCGGTGTTCGTGTCGTTTGAGAACGAGAAGGACGGTGCCGCGGTCGTACCGTTTACCGCGTAGTAGATGTAGATCCAGGCTTGTGTTAGCAGGAACGCGTTTGACCCACTCGTGAGAATGATTGCCGATGACCCGTTGGCGATTGATATTGGCGGGAGCGCGGTGCCGGTGACCTCAACGTTGATGTCGTACCCCGCCTGCCCCGTCTGGTTGCTGACGATGTACATCTGCGTGATCGCGGGCAGGACAACGTCCAGGTCAACGGTGCGTGTGCCCGACAGCGCGATGTACGTCTGGATGGTTGGCGCGTACGTTGTCAAATCCAGGGTGTTGCCCACGATGCTGTCGACGTCGTACGTCGCCGCCGTGAAGGATACGTCTACCTGCCTTGGGAGGCCGACGGTGAAGAAGTTACCCGTGGCGAAGTCCATGATCACGACCGCGGAGTCCGAGGGGAACATGCTCAGGCTTGAGAGTCCGTTGATCGTCTTTGTCGCGGGGGGTGTTATAACCACAGATCCCGTGCCGCTGTTGCGGATGTTAACGAACCACCCGGTGTTCGCCGTTGCGGTGCTCGGCAGCGTGATCGTGCCAGCTCCACCAGTCCACACGTACGTCGCGGATCGGTTGTTCTCCGTTAGCGTGACGTTAATGGCTGTTTCTATTACCTGCGAGCCGGTAGCCAGGCGGCCGAGGATGTCAACCAGTCCGTTGCCCACCAGTGTCGCTGCGTCGGCTGCGGATGTCCCCGCGCCGAATGTTACGTTCTCGTAGGTTCCGGCCTCGGTTGAGTTGTCGGACAAGTACACGTAACGTGACTCGCCCGCCAGGATCTCAATGGCCTGAAAGCCGTCGATGTCCTCGACGAAGAAGCTGTCAGCGCCCAGGTTACGGAAGAGAATGTCCGTTCCGGTAGATCCCTGGTTACCCGGGGGCAACGTGACAACCCATCCGTCTGTGTCCGGCGTGCAGTCCATGATCCTCGCGGCCGCGACGGTGCCATCACCCGGCACGGTGTACGAGGGCCATGATAGCGTTACGTTAGACTCGATCGCTAGCGCGGTGTAGCTTACGTCTGTGGGTTGAACTACGGTCCCAGTAAACGGCGATGTAAATGTGGGCATTATTGTGGCTCCTGAACGGATGTGTTCCTGTCGACCCTACGGGCCGCGTCTTCTTTTGTTAGCGCGCTCATTGAGTTGTTGTAGAGCTGCGTCCAGATCTGTAGCTTGTCCGGGCTCTTCAAATAAGGCTGTGCCTGTAGCAGCGAACCAAACAAAAGAGCCTGCGGCGCCTCGCGCGTGATCAGATTCTCCTGGTTGTCGTCCGCAAGTGGTTGCACCCGGTTGTAATAAATAATCTCCACCGCGTATTCATCGTCTGGCACCGGCGCGAATGCCCAGTGGTTGTAGTCGTAGTCCGAGTAGTACTTGGGCTGTGCGCTTGGTAGTTCGTTCTGGGCCTGCGCGACATAGTCCTGCCCTCGCAAGAGAACTGGCTGGCCGTTGATCTTCATCGAGACCGTCTTCCTCCAGCGCGCCGGCTTCTCCAGGGTAGCACCCTGAGAGCCCGACAAGAGCGTTGTCTCCACGACAACCAACTCCCAGAGCGCCTTCACCTGCGCGGCGATCTCCTGCTCGGCTAGCATGATCATGCGAGGGATCTGCTCCACGAATGACTGATCGTCTCGCTCGGAGTACCTGATGATGTCCTGTATTAGTGTGTCGTATGTCAACACTGGTGCTGGCATGATTACCTCGTGTAGTAGGATACGTTGGGCGTCAGCATAACCGGGGACTTGTCTCTCTCCTCGGCCTCCGCCTGCGCCAGCCAATAGTTAGCCTGCCCGTCCAGGTACTGTATGCGCGCCATGTCAATGCCCGGCAGCTGCAGGGACATCTGGTGCGACAGCAACTTTTGAACCGCGGCTATCCAGCGGTTGGGTAGGTAGAGCTCGTTTGAGAGATCTCCGACGTCCTGTATCTGCTTTTCGATGACGAGCTGGAACACCTGAAAGTCATTGTTCGGGATCGGCCACAAATACATCTGCGGGTTGATCTGGCGATCCATCCAGTACTGTAGCGATCGGTCGCTCTCAAATTGCTTGTTGGGCAGGTTCCAGTAGTCGTCGCGGTTCAGGCGCGCGAGCGGGATGTCCTGCTGCGTGTACGAGAACGACAGAGCCCTCAGCGAGAACGTTGTCGCGCCGGTGTTGCGGAGCCTGAAGTTGTAGTGGCCGGGGCTTGGCTCGACAGGGAAGTAGTACCACTCCCTGTCCGCTAGCGTGACCGTTGGTAGCGTGTAACGCAGCGTCCAGGTCACACCGTCCTCGCTCGTCTCGTAGACCAGGTTAAGCGTCTGCGCCCCGTACGAGTTAAAGCCCACCTGGAATATCCGCTGCTGGTTGCCGTAGTTGGCGCCGAACCAGTTGTTCAGGAGTGTCGACGTCCCGAACGTGTCCAGGTTGTTGTCGAACAGCGCGGGGGCTGTCGCGTTGGACGCGGGCAGCGCGCCTGAGATTTGTGGCGTGATGATGTAACGCCAGTTGGCCTCGCGAACGTCGACCGTGCCCTGTGGCAGGTTTATGATCGTCTGGTTCTTGATCGTGCCGGACATGTAGTTCTCCAGCATCCACAGGTTAACGCCGCGGTTTGAGAGGTTCTGCAGGATGTAGAAGAGCGCGAGCTTGCCCGCGTCGATGTACTCCGGCGTCTGCTCCTCCGCCGCCTTCCCAGCCTCACGGAAGGCGAACTCTATCATCTGGGCGACGTTGACCTTGGTCTGGTTTGTGGTGCCCGAGTAGGCCATCTCTTATCTCCCGCGTCCGCTCGTACGCATTGGTGCGCTCTGCTTCACGCGCGCTGGTAAATTTTTCTTGGCGGGTCCCGCCGCGATGTACTCCTTGCCGACCTTCTTGGGGATACCTAAAGTGCTCTTCCCCTCGGCGGCGGCGTACATCGCGCCAAGTTGCGCCTTTGACTTAATCGGCATCTCAGCAGACCTTGCCGCCGTAGGCGTACTGACCAACGGCTTGCAGGCCGCGCATCATGTTCATGCGCTCGTCGTCTGACATGGCGCCCATGCCGGCCATTGGCGACTGTGGCATTTCGCCGAGTGGTTGAGGCGCCATGGTGGTCATGGGGCGGCGCTTGCGAGGCGCCGCGGCGGCCTTTGCCATCGCGAGCTCCGCGTCTGTTTGAGCCCCGAGGCCGCCGTCGGCCATCTTCTTGACGGCCCCGCCGGTCTTGTACTTCTTGACGGTGCCGACTTCCTTCTTGGCGCGTCCGCCCTTCTTCAACTTGGAGAGGTCTGTCTTCTCGTCGTGTGACTGCTCGTCGTGGATCTTGAACGCCTTCTTGACGATCTTCTTGTCCTTGGCGACGTCTTTTTTCATCTCAGTGCTCTCAGAGTGCTTGGCCTTGTCTCGCTTGACAAATCCACCCTCCTTAAAGCAGGGCAGGTCGCACTTCATCTTTGGGTTTGCTTTGAATCCTTCCATGGTATTTCTCCTTACCTTTGTAAACCAGTTAAATAGACCGTGCGGCCGTCCTTTTTTACTGCTGTCAACGCTTCATTCTTTAGCTTGCTCGGGTCGTACGAGACGTGAACCCATCCAGAGTCTGGAACGCCCTGTGTGTAGAACTCCAGG